GAACTACTTCTTTGACCCTGGCACTACGGTAGACTTTGGTACGGCTATTCTTCAAGGAGATAGTGCTGACGGACGCAACTGTGGCTTCACTGGAGTGCCTGTGTGTGCCGGCCAAATGGGCGCCTTTATGGCACTGTTCCTTGTTAACGGAGAGAACGATTGGAGAGTTGGCCGAGATATGGGAGGGGGATTTGGGTGTCTATCAAGCCCCGGTCCTCTTTGTCCACCAACAACACTTCGCCTACTGTTCACGCTTGGCCCTGACAACGATGGAATTCGGTTGGCGTTTCAGGGCGCCTCCTTGAGCATCACGCCCGTACCGCTTCCCGCCGCTTGGCTGTTGTTCATCGCCGGCCTGGGCGCCGTATCGCTATTCAGGAGGCGGGTAGCGTGATGGCCAAGAAACGCCGCGGCCGACCGCCCAAGCCCAAGCCACCCAAGCCGATTCGTGTCCACGAACACAAGCTCAGGCCCATGATCCGCGAAGCATGCCGAACTGGAATGGTCGAGGCGATCGAGCACTGCGGCAACTTCTGGACCGTCAGCGACGGCTTCAAGAAATACATCGACCAGCAAGTTGCCTCGCAGGCCGAGGCGCTGATCGCTGCGGTCAGGGCGGTACTGCGTGCCGAGTTGTCACTGCACGAAATAGCCAGCCGCCGGAGGAGGAAACCATGAAAACATCCGAGCAAATCAGCGAGTTGGCCGCCGCCTTGGCCGCCGCACAGGGCATGATGGAAAACGCCATCATGAACCGCATCAATCCGCACTTTAAGAGCAAATATGCCGATCTGGCCGCTATCTTCGATGCTGCGCGCAAGCCGCTATCCGCCAACGGCTTGGCCATCGTTCAAACGATCGGTGACGGTGTGCTGCATACGCGGCTGCTGCACACGTCCGGCCAGTGGATTGCCAGTGAACACCCCCTGCCGATGTCCGGGCGACCGCAGGAAATCGGTTCAGCATTAACCTACGCGCGCCGCTATTCGCTCTCCGCTCTGATTGGCATTGCCGCCGATGAAGATGACGACGCAACCGGGGCAGAGAAGGCACACCGCGCCAACGGCAAGCCTGAATTGCTCAACGCCGAACAGATGGAATACGTCTGGGAAAAGGCGCGCGAATACTGCGACCCGGACGTGCAGCAGGAGTGGATCGAACTGCTGGTGAAAACGCTCGGCCATGACAATCTGGCCGAGGTGCCCGCATCCCTGTTCGACACGCTGCGGCAGAAAATCATCGCATGGCCAAAATCGCCGGGCGCCGCAAAATGGAAAACGCAATGACGGTCGAGATCATCGACTGCGTGCAGGGATCGCCGGAATGGTTCCAAGCCAGGCTCGGCATTCCGACCGCGTCCTGCTTTTCGCAGGTGCTGGCCAAGGGCGAAGGCAAGGTGCGCGGGAATTACATGCGCCGTCTTGCCGGTGAGGTTGTCACCGGAAAGCCGGCCGAGACATTCAAATCGGAAGCGATGGAACGCGGCAACCAAATGGAAGATCAGGCGCGTGCCAACTACATTTTTGACTTGAGCAATCGGAAGGTAACGCGGGTGGGCTTCGTCAAGCGCGCCTATGTCGGCTGCAGCCCGGATGCTCTGCTGGGCGATGACGGGGTGCTCGAACTCAAGACGCAAAAACCCGAACTGCTAATTGCAACCTATGACGCCGATCGATTTCCGCCAGAGCATGTCGCGCAGTGTCAGGGCGCGTTGCTGGTCACCGGCCGCAAGTGGGTTGATCTGTGCGTGTACTGGCCGGGCATGCCGATGTTCGTGAAACGCGCCGAGCGCGACGAGGACTACATCGATATGCTGATGGACGAGCTCGCCAAGTTCAACAACGAACTACAGGCCATGGTCGCCCGCGTGCGCGCCTATGGGCAAAGGCAGGCAGCATGAGCCAGAAACAGCTTCGCAACGATCTGCTCGACCGCATCAAGGACAGGCACTTCGTGTGGTGGAACGACAGCTTGCAACTCTACCAAATGGCCGGTCTTAAATCGGCACAGTTCGGCAACGACGTGCTCACCGTGCTGACGTACCAAATTGTCTGGATGCTAGAGCATTACAACGTCGATACCGAAATTTTTATCGAAATGTTGCGGGCCTCTAGGAAGGCTTATCAGGACATCGACGAATGAGCGTGCCCCCGCCGATCTACTACACTTGGAATGGTGAAGCGATGGAACCGATGGACAGGTTTTCGCGGCTGGCTGAGCAGTCGTTCACGTCAGGCCATTGCTACAAGATGATGGTGGTCGAGGAGGGTGAGCGCCGCTCGTCCGAGCAGAACGCCAAGATGTGGGCCATGCTGACCGAGTTCAGCCAGCAGCTTGAACACAATGGCCGCCACTATGAACCCGAACACTGGAAGGCGATCTTGCTGCACGCTTGGGGGCAAGAGATCGAATTCCTGCCGGCGCTGGATGGCAAGGCCTTCATTCCCTACGGCAACCAATCATCTAAAATGTTGAAGCGCGATATGGTCAGCTTTCTGGAATTCATTCTCGCCGAGGGCACCAAGCGCGGCGTAAAATTTGCCGACGATCCGGCCGACCATCAGAGGTGAAACATGAAAAGGCAGCGCAAATATAGGCTACCGGCCGGACATGATCTGCTCATTGAACTGGAACGAAACAAACGAGCCAAACCAAACATCGAGGGCAGGCCACTACACAACCTTGAAAACGAACATCCGTTTTTAAACATGGCAGGACAGCGCAAATCGCGCAAACCCGTGACCCTAGCGAAGAAAGCATGAGCCGCGTTGAGTTCAGTGTGAAGGTTAGGAGTGATGCCTATGAACGAGCAGGGGGGAACTGTGAGCAGTGCGGATTGCCGATTGGAGGAGAACGGCCGGAATACCATCACCGAATTCCATGGGAAATTTCCCGCGACAGTTCACTGTCGAATTGCGTTTGCCTGCACAAACGATGTCATCGAGAAATTACTCGGTCAGATGTCAAAACTATTGCAAAAGGCCGCCGCATCAGACGTAAGCGCAGCGGTATCGATAAGCCCGGAGGTTTTCAAACCAACCGCAACAAACCGTTCAAGCGCAAGATGGATGGCACCATCGAGAAGCGAAGGTGACTAGCATGATCCCGCAATGGGCGCCAGCATTTGGCTGGGTACTATTCTGCATCGCCTGCGGCACACTGCTGGCAATCGTGCTGCTCGGCTGCCAGATGCCGCTGCGATGACCGACATTGTCGCACGGCTGCGCCGAGCCAACGTGGACCCATTCGACCCCAATCTGTCACTAGAGGCCGCCGACGAGATCGAGTGGCTGCGGGCGGAAGTTGCCCGCCTGGAATATATCCTCGGTATCAGTACGCCGGTTGAGGTCAACCCGTGAGCACCGCCAGCGAAACCATCAAACGGCTGCGCGCGGAACTGATGCGGCTGGCCGAGGAAAACATTAGGCTGGAACGCGCGTTGAAATTGGCTGGGCCCAAACACCCGTCGAACCCAGCCGATAGGCCCGCCGGTGGTGGACCCACTTCCATCGGCGGGCCACATCCACAGGAGGAAAACCCATGAGCAAGCCAGAAGACTACCAAGAGGAAGAAGCAAAGCCGTTCAACGTCGCCGACCACCTCGATGAGCCGAACGTCATCGAGGCCCATATCGGTGATTTGAAGGCTGAGAATGAGCGGCTGCAGGCACTACTGGATGAAATCGTCGCAATAGCTCACCGCTAGGGAATAAGCCGCCACGACACCCGCCCCATGCCATCGATCCCGAGCGACCGCGCCAGCGATGGTGATAGATCAATGCCGGCGGGGTTGCTCGGCACTCGCCCCTTTTGCGGGCCGGATGGAATCGGCGTTTTGCTGGCGTAACACTGCTCGGCAATCGGCCGAGTGCCCTTGTCCCAATAGGGATCGTCGGTCATCCACGGACCCACGTCTTCGATCGTCGCCGGGAAAATCTCGCCGTCCTCGTTCATCACCTCAACATCCGGCCGCGGGCCCTCGAACCGATCCGGCAACGCCACAAACGGTTCGGCATCATTGAGTTGCCCGCCATAGGCCGACTGCTCGCCCTCGTAGGAGCCAAACACGGTCGCGGTGACATCGTGGATCCAGCCTTCCGTCGTTGGCGACGGCGGCCCTTCCTCGTCTAAGAGGGCGGCCCATGTGTCTTGGCCTACGATGCCGTCATCTTCCAGACCTTCACCACGCTGGAATGCCTTGACCAAATTCTCAGTGGTGCCGCCGAAATCGCCGTCGATCCATTTTGGTAAAATGGTCTGCAGCAGAACCACGTCAGGGCCTTTACTGCCCTTGCGTAGAATTGGCTTGGTGGCCGAGGGCGGCTCAATCGGCGGCGGGATGCCGCCCTCGCGGGGCCAGACCAGCGCGACCACATTGGACTTAGGAAACGCCGCCAAGCCGATGGCATCGGATTGATTGCCTCCGCGCAGCATGTAGTTGCTGCCTGACGTGCTCTCATACAGTGCCACATGGCCGCCGCCGCTGCGGGTCAAAACTACGACGCAGCCCAGCCGCGGCGTCTTGATCACCTGATAGTCGGGATCATCGGCCCAGCTGCGCGCCCATAAAAATTTGTCGGTGTCGGTGTCGCCGAACGGAGGCCGGATGCCGGCCTTGGCCATGCAGTAGGCCACCGTTAGCCCGCACCAGGGAATGCTGTCGGAATTGTACTGGTCGCAATAGGATTTCATGTCGGGGAAAATATTGGCAATTTCGTCGGCCATGGCGATGATGCGCGGATTATCGGCAACGCCCGGCTGTTCCGCCAGCCCCGATATCGACCGCATCGTGAGCAGGAATTCGGGCGCTTCACTCATTTAAGATCTTCCTCGGTGGGGGGATCACGGGCGTCTATTCCCCCCATCACCTTGATGTAGATTTCGCGCGCGTTGCGGTGACCGCGCAAGGCACGGTCCTGGCTGGCTTGGTTGGTATCGGTCATCCAATTCTGGAACAACAACGCCACCCGGCTGCGATAGGCCGCCTCGACGCCTTGCCGATCGAGCCGGTTGAGTTTGCGGTCGTAGACCGAGTGCGGTAGCGGCGGGTTAGTTTCGCTCGCAGCCTCGCGCTCAAAGAATGCAAGCACAGTCAAGGTTATGGCCGCGGTGGTCATGCCGACAACGATGCCGACAAACCGCTCTTGGTTCATCGCCAGAGCGGCACATGAACGCCGCCGACGGCGCCGAGCAGCGTGAGGATGACCCACAATACAACGATGACCAACAGCACCACCAGCAAGACATGGACGATCCGGGCGAACGGTTCGGGCAACGGGATCATTGGCAACAACTGGGTGATGGCCCAGTAGATGACACCGACGATTATCAGCGTAACGATGATTGAAATAATGGTGCCGATCATGGTGGCGCCCCTTTCTGCTCTCGCTGCTGTGCTGCCGAAATCAACCCTGTCCGCAAAGCGATGTTGTAGAGTTGCTGGAGTGCTCGCCGCGTCGCGACCGGATTGCCGCGCATCTGCGCGCGGGTCACCGCCGTCGCCGCCCGCACCATCGCCGGCCGCGCCAATGCCTCAGCCAACAACCGAGTGCCGACCATGCCGCCGATGATGGAAATCGGATCGGCCAGAGCGCCGGTCAGCATGCCGCCGCCGAACATTCCGCGCGAGGTGCCGCTGACGTTCTCGAACCGGCCAATGCGGTCCTTGACGTATTGCGACACCGTGAACAGGTCTTGCAACGCCGCATGCTGCTGGCCGGAAAACAGTTCATTCCTGGCAGCCGGCGCCATGTTGCCGAAGGCCGTAACAAACCGCTGCGCGCTGAATTGCCCATCCGGGGCTTGACCCAGTCGGTTGATCAGCGCCGAACCAACCTCGTTCCAGGCATCCGGTCCCATCGCCCGCTTGGCCAGCCGCAGCCGGGCAAGATCGCCCCCGCCCTTGCTCTGGGCGTATCCCACCAGCCGATTGAACACCAATTCTGGGGCAGCATCGCCAGCCGCGCCGGTAACCTTGGACAGCGCCGACCGCTGCATGTTGGTCAGCCGCGCCAGCGCATTGGCTTCCTGCCATTTGCCAAAGGCTTCCGGGCTGCTCTCGCGCACTACTGCCTTTAGATCGTTGGTCAGCGCGCTATAGAGCCGCTTGACCTCAGTCGGGGCCAAGCCACTGACCGCAAGCTCCTGCGGGCTTTTCTCGCCCAGGAACGAACGCAACCCCTTGGTACCGGCGTAATCCATGCCGGCGGGGTCCTGCACGGCGTCAAACACCGTTTCCACTGCTTTGCTGCGGCCAGGAATGCGCGCGGCGGTGCGCTCGGCCATGATCTCTCCGACCATGGCGCGGGTATTGTCCAGCGGCACCCGCACCGCTGGGTCAACCAGTTCATCGACAGCCCTGTAAGCCTCGCTGACGGGTTTCTGGCTCTCGGTCTTGATGAAGCCGGTCAGACCGGACTTGGCGCGCTCCCCAGCCGTTTCTGCGGTGCCTGCGCCTAATCCCTTCTTGACCGTGCCCAACTGCTCGGTCAGCCGCTCGGCTGAAGCCACGATCGGCTGGCCAGCCATCGGCACGTTTTTGATGCCAGCCGCCAATTGCGGAATAGCGGTGCTCTCGGTTGCCATATAGCGCGGAATGTCGACGCCCAATCGGCCGGCGGCCTCCAGCGCCGGGTCCACGGCCGATGGCCGTGCCGCTGGCGGCAGCGCCGGTGGCAATATCGGCGTTCCCGCAGGTGCTGTCGGACGGGCAAAGATGCCGCCGGTGCCGCGAGGTGCCATCGGCGTGGCGGCACCGGCCGCCTCCAGCATGGTCCCAGCGGCTTGCTCAGCGGTCTCGGGATCGGCACCCCAGGTCAATTCCTGCGCCGCCTCGGTCGCACGCTTGGGCAATGTCGCCAGCCCGCCCAGAAACGGTGGCGGGTTCTCGCGAACCTTCTGAAAGAACGAACCGAGCTTCTCGAGGAACGGCTTTTCCGGCGCGGC